CAAGATCGGCGGCGACGTGTACGTGTCGCGCGCATCGAGTTATGACAACAGGGCGAACCTGTCAAGTACGTTTTTTAAGCAATTAGAAGCATATGAGGGCACGGACTTAGGCAAGCAGGAGATCTATGGCGAGATCTTGGACCCAGAGAACGCGGGTATTGTCAAGCGCAAGTGGTTCAAGAACTGGCCGGCTCACATGCCAACACCCACACTGGAGTACGTGCTGGTGTCGTATGACCCAGCCACGTCCGAGAAGACACACAACGACCCGACAGCGTGTGTTGCGCTGGGTGTGTTCGACAGGGAGGACCATGGCACGTGTTGCATTTTGCTGGACGCGTGGGACGACCACCTGTCGTACCCTGAGTTAAGGCGCAAGGTCAAGGACGACTACAAGGAGGTGGTGTACGGCGCGGACAACACCTTTGCCAAGGGCAAGAAAACCGACCTGATTTTGATGGAAGATAAGTCGGCGGGTATCTCTCTGATCCAAGAGTTGCAAGCAGGTCACCTGCCGGTGAGGTCCTACAACCCCGGAAAGGCGGACAAGGTGCAGAGGATGAACATTGTGGCGCCGCTAATTGCCAAGGGTAAGGTGTTTATCCCTGAAGACCCAGAAAACCCGGGCGAGGTAGCCCCGTGGGCCAAGCGGTTCATCAGGCAGGTGTGCTCTTTTCCTGAAGCAAAGGGCCACGACGATTATGTTGACGCACTTTCACAGGCTTTGAGGGTCCTGAGAGACTCAGGGTGGCTCCAACTGGACCCTTTACCGCCAAGAAACTACGAGCACGCAGACGATATTGCCAAAAACAGGGTGTACAACCCCTACGCCGCATAATTTAGGCCGTGATACGCCGTTTTCATGGGTAATTGGTTATAGGAGGCACCCTAATGCACAGTTCGTCCCACGCAAAAGAGATCAGGCAGTGTAGTTGTCGAATGTGTCGTTTTATCCGAGGACGAAGCGAGTCATTTTCTGTGTGGGGCAAGGTTAGAGCAGGGTACCGTGACATGTTGAAAGACATTGTTAAGGGCGGCGACCTTGAAAACTACAACAAAATTTTGAAAAACCGAGATTACGATGCTTAATCCAATTAAAACACCGACACAGATGATGTACGAACAGGCTGGTATACCTCATTACGGTAAAGGCGGTGACATCGTGGGTCAGTTTGCAAGCCGAATTCAAGACGCAATTCGCAAATACACAAAGGCCGTGGGTAAACCCCCATCTCCTGAAGAGGTGAAGCAGTTAGAAGACCACATCCGGTCACTGTCTTCACCCACAGGCAACGCGCCACAAACAATGGCACGTACACAACAGCAAACACCATTTGCGAACCAGCTTGTGGACCAAAGTGGTCGTCCCTATCCAGCGGTGACAACACCAGAGGGCCGCACAATCACACCAGAGCGCGCAAAAGGTGTATCAACACGCGAGTCAGTGGGACCTTACCAAGATCTGCCAAGTCAGTTTGGTATGACTCCCGCGAACATGAAGGCACGCGCGTACCCTAAGGGCCAGTTTCAAAATGCGTTCCCTGAAGACGAGTTTATGTCGATGGCCAACACTGGCCGCACAGGCAACCGCACGTGGAACAAGTCATACGTACCCTCAACAGAAGAGTTGGCAACGCGCCAGCAGTTGGGCGAAGAGGCGATGACTTTATCAGACGAGGCAATGGGCGGACTTGATAATTTGCGCGTGACTGAGGGAGACATTCCGCAGATGACCAGCGCGAGTGAGCCGTTTGCCGCACGGTCAGCTTCAATGGAAGCTCCCGGATTGGATAAGTTGACAGACGAGATGTTGATGGGCAAGCACGGTGCCTTGGTGGACAAAGTGGTTGCGGACTTCAAGGCCCGCGGCATTGAGCCAGACCAAGAAGACATTGTGAACGCAATAAACGCAATGATCAACCCCATGAGGCACAACTACACAGGCGCAAACCCAATTGGTCAGCGTCCGGTTCAGCGTCCGGGTCCTGCAAGCGCGGAGATGAACGCATGGCGTGATGAGGCCCGCATGTCTGGGTTGCCTGAGGACGTGGTGTCTCAGAACCCGTCGCACTGGAACGCGAAACACCAGCGTGATTATTTGACAGACACAGCGCCAGAACAGCGCGCGCCGTTTGCCAGAGACTGGCAGATGGAAGAACTGGCGGACAAACGTCGCCGTCAGGTTCAGGACAAGGCAGAGGGCGGCATGATGTACTCTCCCCGCGACATGCAGGCCGAGATGATGGTCCGCGGTTACGCAGGCGGCGGTCAAACACAAGGCCCTACACAAGAAGACATATTGAACTACATTCGTCAAGGCCGCAGTCAGTCTCCAGATTCACTTACCGAAGTGTTAATGCGCAACGCCGAAAAAGCAAAAACAGATTACGAAGCGCGCGAACCAAAAATGTCTGAGTATGAACCAACACCGCGCGAACGTGTTTCTTCATTAGGAAGCGACATGCTTGAAAAAGTAGGCATTCGTCGTCCTATTGCACGCCGCGCGGCAGACACTATTGTTGGTGGTCCATCAAGCAACATCCCCGGCGGATGGGGAGCAATGGACTTAGCCGCTTTTGTTAACCCAGCCGTTGCCATGATGCAAGCGCCAATGTTTGCCGCAGAAGTAGGACAAAATCTTAATCAAGGCAACTATGGCGGCGCGGCTATGAGCTCATTAGGGGCACTGCCTTTAGTTGGACCAATTCGCAAAGCATACAGAGGCTTTAACAAATAATGCAACCAATTATTCCAATTCAAAAGGGCGGTAACCTGTCCGCGTTGTCGTACGCAGAAGACGAAACGACAAAAGAAGTAGACTCAGACAAAGAGATCGAAGATCTGGCCAACGCGCTGGGTCTTGACCCTGATGAGGTAGAGCCAGAGGTTATTGAGTTGGAAGATGGCTCCGTTGTGGTGAACATGATGGAGACAGAAAAGCCTTCAGAGAACCCAGAGTTTTACGCTAACTTGGCCGAAGAGTTAGATGACGGCACGTTGGACGCGCTTGCGTTTGAGTACCTTGACTTGATTGACGTGGACCGTGAGTCTCGCAAACAGCGTGACAAGCAGTACGAAGAGGGCATCCGCCGCACGGGCATGGGCAACGACGCCCCCGGTGGCGCAACGTTCCAAGGCGCGTCTAAGGTCGTGCACCCTATCATGGCAGAGGCCTGCGTTGACTTTGCGGCTAATGCGTCCAAAGAGTTGTTGCCGGCTGACGGCTTGGTGCGCACGTACATCAAGGGCAAGGCCAACCAAGACAGAATCGACACAGCACAACGTAAGGCCAACTTCCTGAACTGGCAGTTGACAGAGCAGATTGAAGAGTACCGCGACGAGATGGAGCAGTTGTTCACTCAGCTTCCCCTTGGCGGCTCTCAATATCTCAAATGGAGATTTGACAAGGACCTCAACCGCCCCATGTGCGAGTGGGTGCCAATTGACAACGTGCTGTTGCCGTTTGCGTCTACCAATTTTTATTCTGCGGCGCGGATCACAGAACAGCAAGACATTACAGAGGACATGTTCAAGCAACGTGTCGAGATGGGCGAGTACCGTGACATTGAGATCTTCACGGCAGAACTAAACCCCGACAACCAGACTAAGTCTTCAAAGGCCAACAACAAGATTGAGGGCAAGGAAGAGCCAACCAAGAACGTGGACGGTTTGCGCCGTGTGTACGAGATCACAACGTTCCTGAGGTTAAAAGACGACGAGTTAACAGAAGGTGACCGCGCGCCGTACATTATGACGGTGGACGAGATCACCGGCAAGGTGGTTGGCCTGTACCGTAACTGGCAGGCAGGCGACACACGCATGCGCAAGCTCGACTGGATGATCGAGTACAAGTTTATTCCATGGCGCGGCGCCTACGCTATCGGTATGCCACACCTGATCGGTGGACTGGCCGCGGCCTTGACAGGTTCACTTCGCGCCCTGATGGACGCGGCGCACGTGAACAACAGCCAGACCATGCTCAAACTCAAGGGCGGACGTATTGGTGGACAGTCAGACCGCATTGAGCCAACTCAGGTCGTTGAGATTGAGGGTTCGCCCGGTGTGGACGACGTGCGCAAGTTGGCGATGCCACTGCCGTTTAACCCACCGTCTTCGGTGCTGTACAGCCTGTTAGGTTGGCTCACTGAAGCCGCTAAAGGTGTAGTGAAGACAAGCGAGGGCCGTATTGCTGACATGAACAGCAACGCCCCGGTTGGCACAACACAGGCCATGATCGAGCAAGGCTCGAAGGTGTTCTCCAGCATCCACGCACGACTGCACCGCAGTCAGGCTAAGAGCTTGCAGGTCCTGTCTCGCCTGAACCACTGGTATCTGGAAGACATGGATAACCAGTCCGGCGCCGAGATTGAGGTAGAAGACTTTGAGGACAACTCAGACGTCAGTCCGATCTCTGACCCTAACATCTTCAGCGAAACACAGCGCCTGACACAGGCCCAGTTGGTGTTGCAGTTGGCAGAGAAGGCCCCGCAGATGTATGACCTGCGCGAGGCCCACATGCGCGTGATGAAGCTGATGAAGGTGCCAGACATTGACAAGGTGATGCCTAACCCACAGGGCTCAACCGAGAGTAACCCGGCGCTAGAGAACGTGCAAATGACAATGGCCCACCCAGCGGCCGCGTTCCCAGACCAGAGCCACATTGACCATTTGAAGGTCCACTTGGCGTACATGATGGACCCATCTTATGGTGGTAACCCACTGATTGCAACAAGCATCACGCCGCTGATGTTAGAGCACATCAAGCAACACTTGACACTGCACTACCTGCAGTCGATGCGCAACTACGTGTCACATGCCGCGGGTGGTGAGGACGCGTTCAAGTTGAACGAAGAGCGCAAGCTGGACCAAGCCGCGCAAGAGGCGCTGGCCATGGCCGCACAGTTGGTCAACCAAGACGCGCAGACAACGTTCAAGGGTATC